CAGTTGTTAACGCAAGACTCAGCGCATGCTTATTATCGTATGGATAATATGCAATTATATCTTTAGGTAAAAAGTATACTGCAACTACGTCAATACGATTAGTGTCCTTATATTTAGTAAGGTTTACCTCTACTGCTGTGCCACGCTTTAAGTTCATTACTGTTTTAATCTGTACCTTTTTCATACTACCACTTTTTAATTCTACAATAAGGTCAACTTGATCTACATCTACTACTGGCGCGTAAATATTATATCCTTGGCGTATTAAATCTTTTTGCACTGCAAGCTCGCCAAGTGCGCCTTTATTTAGACTATGCAAAAAGCAACTCCATAGATTGTAATTGACTTTGCTCCAGTATATATTTTGCACCATAACCCATATCTTGGATATTAACTTGTTGTAGTAAGTCCGCTGATTGCGCACCACCAAGTATTGTAAAGCGTGGAAATGATGCATGTACCAAAATAAAAACATCACAATCGCTTGGGTTTTTTTTCGTTTTAGCTTGTAAGTA